TGGATGATAAGGAGGAACAACTTGCAATCCTTTCGACCTTTGTGCGTCTGGGCATTCTTGTTTGGTCTGGGGGCATTCTCACTCTTGCCTATATTAAGTTACCTCCTGCTCTTGGAATACCCGAACAGAAGCTGGATCCAACATTTATTGCATCTGTTTTTACTGGCGTTTTAGCAACCTTTGGTGTTCAAGCTGCTAAAGGAAAGAGTGATTCGGCTCCAGCAGCAGCACCACCAGCTTCAGGTGGTGATGGTATTAGTAAAGATGATGTGGAAAAATTGATACAACTTGCATCACAAACAGCACCTTCTCAAACGATTAGAATTGAGCAAGGTCCAATAAAAATTATTGCTGGAGAGCCAGATATTATATCAGGAATAGAGACTAGTACGACATAAGTTATGGTCTCATAACACTGTTATCAAACCCCCATTTTTCTATTGATTTTTTAGGTATTTTATACTATATAATGTGGATAGTTGATGTTAAATGCCATGTCTTTTTGGTATACCGTCTACGTGGGACTAGCCTTCGCTATTGTCGCACAAATCCTGTCACCAACAGGGATATTTTTTAGTAAGGTTGTAGTTTGATATGAAACATAGTTACGTTAATCCTTCTGACTCTCAAGATCTTGCTCATCTAGAAGCTCCTGATGCAGGAGTGGCAGACCCTGGATTTTATATTGATAAAGATGGTTGGAGTCAAAGACTTCCCATCAGTGATACTGAGTGTATTCTTAAGTGTCTTTATAATAACTTAGGGATGTCTGGGTTGAATAAGAAACAAATAGAACGTTTGATAAAGGAAATACAATCAGAGTCTCCACCTATTCTTGATGGTGAAGATATACTGGATATTCACAAAATTAAAGTAGTATAAGATGTTAAATCTAATAAGCCTTCACGCCACTCCTGATAGTGTTGTTTGGAGTATTGTTGTTATGGTTGCTTTGTCTGTCTTTATGGCTGGCGGTTCGATTGCATATATATTTCGTATGGCATACTATGAAGTAAGAGATGATTAGATTATTTTTACCTATCATATTATTTTTAGGTGTGTGTACTCCTTCGTTTGCTCAAGACAAATTAAATAATGAATGGACTGTTCAGAACTTGATTGATAGACTTCGTGAATATGAATCAAGAGAGAACAGAATTTCAGCTGAAGATGTTATTAATGAAGCATTAGATGAGTTGAATACTGAAAGTGATATAGAACCTAACGATTCTGTTGGGGAACTTAAAGATATTCAACACTATAAATGTTTAGAGAATGATTCTTCTTTGGATACTATTGCCGACGCATTAAACGAGTTAAACCAGGAGGGATCTGATGGGGGCAATGACACCACCAAGCAGGAATAGCTGCTACAATTTTAGAGTAGTGGAGGTTATGAAGGTAGTAGATGGGGATACCATAGACGTAAGGATTGACTTAGGATTCGGCATATTCAAGGATGAGAGAGTTAGGATAGCAGGTATTGATACTCCTGAGAAGAGAACTAGAGACCTTGAAGAAAAGGCATTGGGTATTGATGCTACCAATTATATGAAAGAAAGGTTGGAAGGAGTACTTCATGGAGATGAAGAGCTTACTATTCGCACAGAACTTAAAGGTGGTGTAGGTAAGTATGGTCGTCTACTTGGTTGGATTTATTCAACAGATGGTGATCCAGAACTTTCAATCAATGAAGAGATGATAAAATATGGTTATGCTCTTGAGTATGATGGTGGTACGAAGAATAAGGATTGGGAACCCTTGAAAGAGATTCGTAGGGAATATGGAACTTTAGTTGAATAAAAATATGAATGGAGTGTGGTATTCCACACCCCATTTTTTATATGGGATGTTATAATTAGTAAGTCATATAAACATATATCAAATGAGTAAGGTTGTTGGGATTGATCTTGGGACTACAAATAGTTGTGTAGCCGTGATGGAAGGTGGTAAACCTAATGTTATTGCAAATGCGGAAGGATTTCGTACTACTCCTTCTGTTGTAGCATATGGTAAAAATAAGGATAAAATGGTAGGGCAGATTGCTAAACGTCAATCTGTGTTGAATCCTGATAATACTTTCTATTCTACTAAAAGGTTTGTTGGTCGTCAGGTTAATGAGGTAAGTGAAGAATCAAAAGAAGTAACTTATAAGGTTGAGAAATCTGGATCAAAACTGAAGTTGGAATGCCCAGTTCTTGATAAGCAGTTTTCACCTGAAGAAGTGGGTGCTCAAGTACTACGTAAGTTAGCTGATGATGCTAGTAAGTATCTTGGTGATACTGTTACTCAGGCAGTGATTACTGTTCCTGCATATTTTAATGACTCACAACGCCAAGCAACTAAGGATGCGGGTAAGATTGCTGGTCTTGAGGTATTGAGGATTATTAATGAACCTACTGCTGCTGCTCTTGCATATGGTCTTGATAAGAAAGAAAATGAAAGAATTCTTGTCTTTGATTTGGGTGGTGGAACATTTGATGTTTCAATATTAGAAGTTGGGGAAGGTGTATTTGAAGTTCTTTCTACTTCTGGTGATACACATTTGGGTGGAGATGATTTTGATAGGGTGATTGTAGATTATTTGGCTGATACCTTTAAATCTAATGAGGGTGTTGATCTTCGTCAGGATAATCAAGCTTTCCAACGTCTTACTGAGGCAGCAGAGAAGGCTAAGATTGAACTTTCAAGTTCCGCTCAAAGTGAAATCAATCTACCATTTATTACTGCTACTTCTGATGGGCCAAAGCATCTTTGTATTACTATTACTAGGGCTAAGTTTGAAGAACTGGTTTCTGGTTTGATTGATAGGTGTGGTGTTCCTGTTGAGCAATCTCTTAAGGATGCTAAACTTTCTTCTGATGAACTTGATGAAGTTGTATTGGTAGGTGGTTCTACTCGTATGCCTGCAGTACAAAATCTTGTAAAGCGTATTACTGGTAAAGAACCTAATCAGACAGTAAATCCTGATGAGGTAGTTGCTGTAGGAGCTGCTATTCAAGGTGGAGTACTTTCTGGTGAAGTAAAAGATATTTTATTACTAGATGTTACTCCATTGTCTTTGGGTGTAGAAACTCTTGGTGGAGTAGTAACTAAAATGATTTCTAGGAATACTACTGTTCCTACTGAGAAAACTGAAACTTATTCCACTGCTGTTGATGGTCAAACTACTGTAGAGATTCATATCTTGCAGGGTGAGCGTGAGATGGTTGCTGATAATAAGAGTCTTGGAACTTTCCGTCTTGATGGTATTCCTCCTGCACCTAGAGGAACGCCTCAGGTTGCAGTGACTTTTGATATTGATGCTAATGGTATTCTTAGTGTTACAGCAAGGGATAATGGTAGTGGAAAGGAACAAAGCATAACTATTAGTGGGGCATCAACATTATCTGATAGTGAAGTGGAGAAAATGGTTAATGATGCAGAGGTTAATGCATCAGCAGATAAGGAAAAGCGTGAGCAGATTGATCTTAAGAATCAATCAGAGTCCCTTGTTTATCAAGTTGATAGGCAGATTGAAGAGATTGGTGATAAAGTTGATGCCGATGCTAAAACAAAGGTAGAAACTAAACGTGATGAACTTAAATCTGCAGTTGAAGGTGATGATTTTGAAGTAGTAAAGACTTTAATTACTGAACTTCAACAAGAACTTTATTCTTTAGGTTCTTCTATTCATCAACAAAAAGAGGATGAACCTGTTGAGGCCAAAGAAGAAGAAGATGTTATTGATGCAGAATTTGTAGAAGCAAAATAGCAATGATTAATAATGATTGAGTTAAAACAGATTCCTAACATTGATAATGCTATTATTATTGTTAGGAATTTGGATGTTCCACAAATACATAATGTTATAACTGAACCTCCCAGAGTGTTACCACCTTTACAGCCGGTAACTATGGGAGGTGCTATTGGTGTTCCTATTGTAGATATGCCGGGATGTGTAGAAACTCATGAATCAAACAACGGAAACAAAAACCTTTCTAAGGATGACGAGAACGGTGTGGTTACGCATTGTGACGCTGGCGTTCCCAGTTATAATACTATTAATTATCAACCGGAACAATTAACATATACAAAAGATGCTCCAGTAGATACAAGAACAAAACCAAAACCTCCAGAGTCACCACCATTACCTGAAGCACCAGAAATACCAGAAACACCAGTACCAAAAGAAGATTGTCCTGCTGCGGATATCTTATCAGAAAATCCTCCAGGTACTGTTGTAGAAGCTAAGACTGCTGGTGGTGGTAAGAGAGAAATAACAGGTTATGAATGGCAGGGTAATCCTAAGGTGTGTGTTACCTTGTATAGGGAGGTTGGTATAGTAGATCAAGTAAGGATGGCTATACCTACTGCTGGTGCTGTTACTACTACCGGAGGGATTGCTGTTGTGGCAACGACATCTGCCCTATTGGCAAAACCCCTGGCGGATTTACTTTTGAAGGTGGTGAAGCCTGTGACGAAGAAGGTTGTAAAGAAGATTTCTGCGATACGCGGGAAGAAAGTGAAGGTTGAATCACGTCGGGAGAGGATACTTGCCCAGCGGGATCGGAACTTGGCACTGCTGACTTTGAAGAAGGTGTTGAAGAAATAGCGTGTGTATGTGGATGTTTATGTCCAGGTGGATTATTAACTACTACATCAGCACATATCTTATAGTAAGGAGACTTGGGATGGAATTGTATTCCTTGTTGCATAAGGGTTCCACAATTCTTAAGTCTTGCTATCTCAAAGTCTAATCTTTTGTTTGCTACTATCTGAGCATTTAATTCTGTCTGTACTCTAGCTGCTTCCTTACATTGGTCTTGTAAGTTACCATCTAATGGCCAAGATAAAGTAGCAGATAATCCTATGCTTGTATTGTAAGTATCTTTTTGTCCTGTTCTAACTGGTTTCTCAAAAAGAATACTTCCTGGATTATCTGGAGCTCCATCTTCATCAAGGTCTCTTACATCATATATTGGATCAAAGTACATACTTTCGTATGGTATCTGCCAACTATTAGACCTAGTTACATATGGTGTAAGGTTTAAAGTAGGACCTTGGCATTGTATCCCCCCACCATATGTATTTGTGATATATGGCCCTTGCAAGACTTGGATGGCTTGGTTAGTGACACTCCCTGAACTGTTAGCGATAGGGCTTGCAGTAGCACTAACCCCGCCAATAGTTTCAGCAACAACTTGGCCTGTGTATAATTCATTTAATAGGATTATTGAGAGAAAATACTTGTTGTATCTGTTATTGAAGTAACTTCGCTTGTTCTTTGGATGATTGTTTGATTTGACATCCCTGGACCCAAATAGGTTTCTGTAAACTGAAAAGCATCTCCTGGAGTTTTTATTGAAAACTCTGGTCTGTTGTTCAGGTCTAGCCCTCTCCATGTTGTAGTCACTCCATTGTTGCTAATATTTTCAGCAGATGTGGCTCCTGGTGAAAGATTACCTATGTTCTTTACACCAGTACCTGTTACTGTGTACTGCCACCCTGTATTATAATCAATTGAATTGATTGTTTCTGTTACTGTGCTAGTAGTTTCAGTATGACTTGTCATAGAACCTTGAGTAAAATTAGGTACTACTGGAACTGCTAAGGCATCTGTAGGAAATAACCCTACAACTAGGACAATAACTGATGTTATCCTCCCCAACATTTGCTACTCCATTATCTAATAGTAAGTTCACTTACAAATTGACCAGTAGCACTAGTTCCTGCACCACCAGCAGTTAGAGTTGTAATCCCACCACTGGTAATAGTTCCTGCTAATGTACCTGCTACACCACCAGATTGTGTAGTTGTTATACCGAAAGCAGGCATGTCTGCTACAATACCTCCAGTAACATCAACACCAGTTCCAATAACATTAACGCCATCACCTTGAGTATAAGATTCACTGAAACTGAATGCAGATCCAGCTGTATTAACATCAAATGAACCTTGTGTTTGTAAGGCAGCTGCCGTAGCACTTCCTTTTGTCAAACCTCCAAAGGTTCCACTGTTAGCTGTATCAACTTTGATGTTGGTTCCACTAACACTATATGTTGACCCTATTCTGGTTGCTGCTGTAGCAGATCCATCAACCTGGAGTTGGGTGCTTGTAGTTAATCTATGAATCAAATCTGCTTGTACAGGAGTAGCCACCGCCAATAGCATAATCAAAGGTAAAAACCTTTTCATATTTGGTTCTCCGCGCAAAAGTATCTAGGTATATTTAGCGGATATACCTATTCGACTTCGCAACACAGCTTGACAAACCCATCAACCTATGTTAAGATAAATAAATCAACACTTAACAAAGTGTAATATTGCTGGCGCCACCGGGACTAGCCAGGTTAATCCGTCCCTTATACCTGTCTAGGGCGACAGGGCATATTAAATACTAACCTTCCCTAAGGTTAATACTTAAACTGTTTTAATACTATGGCTACACTTTCGCAGACCCAACAGGGTTCCCAATGGGAAACCTTTTGTGCTTGGGTCACTAATACAGACAACCGGCTTTATGTCGGGTGGTTCGGCATTATTATGTGCCCATGCTTATTAGCAGCAGCCATCTGTTTTATCATCGCTTTTATAGCAGCTCCGCCTGTTGATATTGATGGTATCCGCGAACCAGTTGCTGGTTCACTTCTTTATGGTAACAATATCATTTCTGGTGCTGTTGTTCCATCATCCAATGCTATTGGTCTACATTTCTATCCCATTTATGAAGCAGCATCTCTAGATGAATGGCTTTATAATGGTGGTCCTTATCAGTTGGTTGTATTCCACTTCCTTATTGGTATCTGTGCTTATATGGGCAGACAGTGGGAACTTTCATACCGTTTGGGTATGCGTCCTTGGATCTGTGTTGCATATTCTGCACCAGTATCTGCTGCTTTTGCAGTCTTCCTTGTTTATCCTTTTGGTCAAGGTTCATTTAGTGATGGAATGCCTCTTGGTATTTCAGGCACCTTTAACTTCATAAACTAAACCAATGTGTAGTATAAATCGGGTGAACTGCTGGAAACCTAAATCGTATTGATTAACCTTTAACTTTATGTTATTATAAATAATATTAGATACATAAAGTTAAATGTCTAAAAGACTTACTATTGACGACTTAAAAAGTATTGCTGAAAATAGAAATCATACTATTGTTTCTATGGAAGGTTATACGGGAGTTAAAAGTAAAGTCCAGTTCTTCTGTAATACTTGTAATAATCATTTTGATACAAGTATTGCTTCTTATAAAAACGCAAAGAAAACTGGTTGTCCTCATTGCAGGAAATCCACTATCTCCAAAACTCAAAAAGGAAAGGATGTTAGTGATGAAACCAGAAAACTTCTATCTCTAAAGGCACAAGGTCGCAAAGGTTCTCTTAAAGGTAGGTTTGGTAAAAACCATCCTGCATATAAAGGAACTCCAAATAGAGATTTTAATAACCCCTCAACAGATTATTATATTTGGAGAGAGGCAGTAAAAACTAGGTTTAATAGAACCTGTGTTGTTACTGGTAAAAAATCTAACCTTGTTACTCATCATTTAGATGGTTGGAATGCATATCCTCAAAGAAGATATGACATTACAAACGGCGTTCTTATTCATAAAGAAGTTCATAAACTATTCCACGACCTTTATGGTTATGGTAATAATACAGAAGAACAGTTTAATCTCTTTCTCAAAGAGCAATACGACACGGCAATCAGCATCCAAGTCCTAGATACATCTAGGAAAGGTTCAGAGACTACCTGAGGAGTTCAGTCTCCTTAATAACAGGTTTAAGCTCCCGACAATCTAATAAAATAGATTGATGATATAGTCCAATCCCTATGGAAACATAGGTTTCCGTTCTGCCTAATAGGTTGGTTTTCCAGGCAGAACACAATATCCTAATGCATCCATTCCATATGGCTGGTGTTGCAGGTATGTTTGGTGGTTCACTATTCTCTGCTATGCATGGTTCACTTGTTACCAGTTCTCTTATTCGTGAGACAACTGAAACTGAGTCTCAGAACTATGGATATAAGTTTGGACAAGAGGAAGAGACATACAACATCGTTGCCGCTCATGGTTACTTTGGTCGTCTAATCTTCCAATACGCTTCATTCAATAACAGTCGTTCACTACACTTCTTCTTGGCTGCATGGCCAGTTGTTTGTATCTGGTTGACTTCCGTTGGTATCATGACTATGACATTCAACCTGAATGGTTTCAACTTTAACCAGTCTATTACTGATAGTAATGGTAGGGTTATTAACACTTGGGCAGACATTCTAACCAGAGCTAATCTGGGCTTAGAAGTAATGCACGAAAGAAACGCACACAACTTCCCACTAGACTTAGCAGTAACAGAGTCACAACCTGTGGCTATGACTGCTCCAAGTATTGGATAAGTTTGTTTAGAGTTTCTACACTATCATTTAATAGTCCGAGCGATGTATTGCAGTTATTGCATAACACGCCTCGGACTTTTCCAGTTTTATGGTCATGGTCTATACAACGTTTAGTCATGGGGGTGTTACAAACTTCACACAACCCTTGACTTCTATTGATAAGTGTGTTATAATCTTCTTCTGATAACTTAAACTTTCGTCTAGCATATTCATGGGGTTTATAATATTGTTTCCTTATAACCCGCTCACAATCTTTACATTTACTTTGGAGAGCTTTTTCACCATTCCCGTAAGTCCTAAGGCCAAACTTGGTGGTGGGTAAATCTCTACTACACTTGTTGCAATACTTTATTTCCATACTATATCTTCCATACCTACTATGTATTATAACACACTTTTTAACTTCCTACTATGGCTTCATAAGAAGCATATAGAGTGGCACTTAGACTAGTTGCACAAGGAGGGTTGACACCCTCCTTTCTTTATGGTATATTATATTTGTAATCCCCTGTAGCTCAATGGTAGAGTACGAAACTGTTAATTTTGGTGTTGCTGGTTCGAGTCCAGCCGGGGGAGTTTATAGAGGGTCACTTGGACTAGTGGCACAAGGGGGGTTGTCAGACCCCCCATTTTTATTGTATAATAAGACCATACGAAACAAGACTATGACTGAGACTATAGACAAAGGCAACGACAACTGGAAAGTGATGAATGATCTTGACGATGCATTCAGCCAAATTGGCCACCTTGAATTTCTTATAGATGAACTGCAACGAGCAGTAAATAAAAATGATCGTGCTTCAGTCATTGATCTTACTGCAGCTCTGACTGCTTTTATGCCCGTTTACACAGCTCAATACGATAGAGCACAGACTATTGCATGGACCCAAGTAGTTGGGCAACCTGAAATACTTAACTAACTTAATAAACCAATGACTATAGACAAAGGCAACGACACCTGGAAGGTGATGAATGATCTTAACGATGCATTCAGCCATATTGGCGACATTGAATTCCTTGTAGATGAACTAGAGAAAGCAATAGATAAAAATGATTGGACTGCAGTCGTTGACATCACTGCCGCTTTGACTGCATACCTGCCCGTCTTCACAGCTCAATACGATAGAGCCCAAGCTATTGCATGGAGTGCTGTTGTTCCACAAGATAAGAAAACGTGTGAGGGTTTTCTTGATATAGAAAAACCAGTTGATTGGCCTGGACCGGAGGTATAAATTAATGGCTATTTTTAAAGCTACGGTTTTCATTAGATTGAGACCTCAGGTAGATGATTCTCCAGGCAATGCTGTTAGAGATGCTTGTAAGAGAATGTCTGAATTGTATGTCAATAAGTTGAGGATTGGTAAGGTAATTGATGTATGGATGGAAGCACCTGATAAAGAATATGCTATGAAAGAATTAAATCATCTTTCTGATAAGTTTCTTGCTAATACTGTTATGGAAGATTGGAGTTATGAGATAGAAGAACTAGATGCTTTACCTGAGGGTGTTCATCCAAGTGTTAAATAACTGTGTATTTTTTGGGTTTACGAAATGATTTCTTTAGTAACAATGGCAGCTATGATTGGTCTTGCTATAGGCGGTGCAGCTTACCTTACTCTTAAAGATAAATAACTAAAAAATAGTTAGACATGAAAACCTTTAAACAGTTTATGCAGGAAACTTCCCTTAATAGGGTTAAGTCAAAGTCCGATAAAGGTGGTATGGCCATCATGTCTGCTCAGAGGGGTGATAAATCCAAGAAGGAGAATAAAGCCCGCTCCAAACAGTTAGAGAAGGATATTAAAGGGTCTGGTCTTCCAGGCCCAACAAAAGTATCAGGAAGATATACGGAAAATCCTGGCACACCACAAGAAAAAAAGGTTGGGGAGAAATCTCATGTAGTTTCTTCAGGTAAAAAAGGTAAGAAGGCATTTAAAAAGGCCATTACCAAGTTAGGTAAGAAGTATGACCAAGACTCTGTTTTGATTCAGAAAAAACCCAAAGGTTCTGCCTCCTTAACAGGAACTTCAAAGAGTTCTTGGCCAGGTGAAGGTAAGAATGTTAAAGTGGGTAAGATGAAGCCAGGTCGCACTGGTGAGTTTGACACTAAAGTAAAGAAGAAAACTTTTACTTATGAATAGTAGAAAGAAAAAGCAACAGCAAAACGCTACAAAAAAACTGAATAAGAAGGAAGAATATGTGAGTGATGTTCGACCTTGGGATCCAGATTGGCAACCCAAATCATTATCTCAGGCATGGATTAAAGATGCATATCAAAAGCAGTTTGGACCTGTGGTGGGCAAAAATAGACATGAACAGTGAAAGGATGTTGAAAAACATGACTAGGACTGTCTATGAATTGGACCAGGGACTAGATTTTTTAATGAAGAGTGATGTTTTTAGACCTACTCCAAGAGATCTTACTAAACATCAGAGGATTGATAGGCTTAGAAATACTGTGCGTTTATTTGAAGATCAACTAAATGAGTATGAAAAATCAATTCCTAAATAAATAAATTGTTTTTTATTATGTACAGGAATTGGAAAACATCTATTAAACAGGGGTATTATTATCGTATGGTAGAACCATTAACAGATTTGCGTCAACAGAAAAAAACTGCTGAGGCAATGGGGAATTATACTACTGTTAGAATTCTTCAACAACAGATTGAGACTATCGAACGTAATCTTGATACTGAAAGAGAGATTAAACTTGAGGATAGATGGGCCTGGACAGCACAGGGTAAGAAAGAAAGAGAGAGTAAGATGGACACTCAAGGTATGTGATTAATTATTATGACTGAACTTGTTAATGGAAAAGTAAAGACTGTTTACAGTATTGATTCTGAACCTGAAAAGGTACTTATTAAATTTGAAGATAAGGTAACTGCATGGAATGGCCAGAGGGTAGAGTATCCTAGAGATAAGGGTGCTACTTGTTGTCTAATCTCAGCATTATTGTTTGATGTATTAGAGAAACATAATATTCGCACTCATTATCTTGAGTTACCATCACTCAATACAATGTTATGTAAGAAACTAACTATTGTTCCTGTAGAAGTTATCTGTAGAAACTTTGCTGCAGGATCTATTGTTAAGAATACAGATGGATTAACAGAAGGAACACCTATTAGACCATCTATCATTGAGTTTTTTCTTAAGAATGATGATAAAGGAGACCCTCTTCTTACAGCAGACCGTGTAAGATTGATGGGGCACAATCCAGACCCTCTTGCAGAAAGAGCAAAGGAGATTAATGATGTACTCCAATCACTATTCACACTCATTGGGATGGACCTTATTGACTTTAAGTTAGAGTTCGGGTATGATGCTCATGGTGATCTTTATCTTGCTGATGAACTCAGTCCAGATAATATGAGACTATGGAAGAAGGGAACTCAGGAAAGGTTTGATAAAGATCTTTTCAGAAAGGATGAAGGTGATATAGTAGAAGCTTACAAACATATTTTAACTAAACTTAGACCATTTGCTGAATAATTATGAAGATTTTTCTAGATACTGCCGATGTTTCAGAGATTGCTAAGGCATATGAAACTGGGATGATTGATGGTGTGACTACAAATCCATCTCTTATTAAGAAGAGTGGTAGAGATCCTTTAGAAGTTGCTAAAGAAATTTATAATTCTTTTCCTCTACTTGAAAGTATTTCTTGTGAGGTTGTGGCAGATACTATTTTTGAAATGGTTGCACAAGCAGTCCAGTATTATGAGATTGGAAGTCGTGTTACTATTAAAGTTCCTTGTACTGTTGAAGGACTTAAAGCATGTAGATTTCTTTCAGAGAAAGGAGTATCTACTAATGTAACTCTTGTTTTTAATGCCGCCCAGGCAATCCTTGCTGCCAAGTCAGGAGCCACTTATGTCTCTCCCTTTGTGGGTAGGTTGGATGACCAATCCATTGCTGGATTGGAGGTTGTAAGGTCTATAGCCGAGATGTATGGGCGTCATGGGGTTAAGACACAGGTCTTGGCGGCGTCCATCAGGGACGTTCACAGGGCAGTCAGGTCATGGTATAATGGAGCAGACATCTGTACTATTCCACCAAGTGTTTTCTGGAAAATGTATGAGCATGTATTGACTGATAAGGGACTTGAAATCTTCCAACATGACTGGGACAACTCATCACATATTCCCACTAAATAATACTTCCAGTCAGACTTAGACATGAAATTTACTGTATATTCGAAGGATGGGTGTCCATATTGTACAAAGATTCAGCAGGTGTTAGAGTTGGCAGAGTTGGAGCATAGAGTTTATAAATTGGATCATCATTTTGATACTGACCAATTTTATCGTGAGTTTGGTAGGGGATCTACATTTCCACAAGTTGTTGCTGTGGAGGAAGCAGGTTATGCTAATCTTGGTGGGTGTACTGACACAATAAAATTTTTACAGGAGTTGAAACTTGTTTGATGGAAGATGGTGAATTCATTCTAAATAAAGATAAACCTGAGATTAATCGGGGCGTTGAGTTATTATTAAGAAATAGGAGGGTAGTAGAAAAACCAAAGACATTCCAAATAAAGTTCGGTAATATGGTTTCTTTCTTAAAAAGAGAAATTGTTTTTCATTTTAACTTTTATGTGGACATAAGAAACAAAAGTAGATCCTCTGGAGACAAAACATGTTAGCAGTAGTCCTTACATTCGGGGTGTTATTTTCCCTAATGTTTTTTATAACTGGTGGTATGATTGGATGGTTAGTTAAAGAACATCTTTATAACAATCAACCGCAAGTAGTTTATGGGCATCCAGAGATGTTTGATGAGCATGGTAATATTTTACCAGATGATATTTTAGCAGTAAGGTTTGAAAACAATTATGACAACAACGACGAAGAAGAGTAAAGAGAAGCTCCCCCCTAATCCATTTCAACATGAGATTCTTGAGCTTGTATCTAAGCAGAGAACTAAAGGTAAAAAGGTTGAGATTCTACAAGAGTATGCGAATGATGCTCTTAAGTCAATTCTTATTTGGAACTTTGATAGTACAGTTATCTCATTGATTCCAGAAGGTGATGTTCCTTTTGAGAAGAATGATGTTCCTGTTGGAACAGACCATACTTCTTTACGGAGAGAGTTTAAGAATCTATATCACTTTGTAAAGGGTGGTAATGATACCTTGAATGGTATCCGTAGGGAGACAATGTTTATTCAGATGTTGGAAGGTCTTCATCCAGAAGAAGCAGAACTCTTGTGTCTTGTTAAAGATAAAAACTTGTCTAATAAGTATAAGATTACTTATGATAATGTTAGAGAAGCATTTCCAGAAATCCAATGGGGTGGTCGTTCATGAGTGAAGAGCAATCTGAAACTAAAAAAGATAATGGAATGGTCCCATATAATTATAGTTGTGAAATCTTATTGGAAAAAACAACATTAGACAAATGTAATGATAGAACTTTCCCTAGTGATGGTTATATTGTTAAGTATAAAGATGATGAAGGTAACGACTGTATTGATTTGACAAGATGTGCCAAGATGACTGGTGTATTTGATATGTACTATGATAGGTACAAGAATGTTGAATCAATTGATTATGGAATGGGACAAAGAAATCCCAAGATGTGGGGTTATAAACCTCCCGAAAGGAAGAAAAAGAAATGAGTGATGGATTTGGTGAGAATAAAAAAGCTACCGTAATTATCAATGATGATGAGATAGCAAAACTATTAAAAGAGTACAAGAAGATTAAAAGATACCAGAAGTCTTCCCTTTATCAGGTGAAGACAATGGATGGGACAGAGGAAATCGTAAGCAAACTTATTGAAAAGTCAGGGCTTGACGATATATAGTATACGGGGTATAATATACCCATACGTTCACCTCTTAGGGGGCGCAAGTAAGTCGCGGAACGGAGCGTTCATCTTATGTTAGAATTATTTCTTATTGGGTCCATTAAATATCAACCTCCCGATATGTCCTGCCATCAATGGAAGGAAGTTATTGAGACGGTTGCTAATGATGATATCCTATCATCTAAGAAAAAAAGAATCCTCCTTGAGAGGATTCATGTTCCTATACAATGTTATATTGGGACATAAGACGCAAACGACTGAAGGAACGGACCTAAAAATCCAACTACTTCAGGAGTAAATACAATGCAACAGGCTACCTATCGAGGTGTCAAGTATGACACCGCAACTCCAAAGCAGGAGTATAAAGAATGGCATGAGCTAGTTGATGGTAAGGACCACGTTTATCGTGGTAAGACTTATCAACCACTTAATATGATTCGCAACAAACTTCTTAAAGAAAAGCGTTTGCGTGAAGCTCAAGCTCATAGACAGCTTGCTTAGTGGCACAGGGGGGGGGGTTGACTTCCCCCCTTTTTTTATCTATAATAAAGTAAAGGAAATATCCTATGGATAAGGAAAGATTAAAACTTATTGTAAAAAATCTTGAATCTCTTGTTGAATGTTTGAAGTCTGAGGTTTATTCAGATGTTGAAGCATATAAACCTAGACCAGATGAGTATGAAGAGATTGCTAGATACATAACAGATTACGACGAAGTATTTGATGATGATGATGATGATGAAGATATGACTTATAATAAATATAAGAATAAGTATCTTTTGAGTAATGATGATGACGGAGATGGACTTTAAAATACTGGATAAATATCCCGGCTATAGAATATATGCGGACGGGAGAATATATTCCCTTCGACGTAAAAAATATCTCCCTGGCTCTAAGACAAAGAGAGGATATTTAGCATATACTTTAATAGATGTAGAGGGGTGTAGAAAGTTTAAAAATAAACACGTCTTACTCGCTGAGGCATTTATACCTAATCCAAATAACCTTCCTGAAGTAAGACACTTAGACGACGATAAAAGCAACTTAACTTTATCTA